TTCGCCCGAACTTGACGATACGAATCCGTTTAAGATACGACCATGACCAATCCGAAACAGACCAAACCGAAAGCACCCAAGCCAATACTGGGGCAATTGGAAAGTGCATTATCTCGAAGCATTACAGCTGCTAAATGGTTGACTCCAGCTGATGAAGTGAGCATCGAGTGGGCTTTCAAACTTGCTCGATTCTTGGATGCTGCTGAGGATGAACAGACTGTGCTTCGCTTAGGTAAATTGTTTGAAACTGTTACACGCGATCTAGGGCTTTCGATATCCGGTCGAGATGCGAAGGTTCAAGAGCCACGTTCGGAGGTGAGTCCCTTAGATGCCATCCGAAAAGTTGCTGGTGGGCAATCCGTTACCACGAATCAGAACCAAGTCTCCAAGTCTGCAAAGCCGAAGCCACGAAGTCGCCGCACTAGCTGAGGCGATTGGTATGCCGTTGATGCCTTGGCAGTTGACTCTGTTTGATGATGCTTGCAAGGTTAAGGCTGATGGGCATTGGTTTCATAAAACTATTACTTGCATCGTCGCCAGGCAATCGGGTAAGACTCATGCTCTGCGAATGAGAATCTTGGCTGGGCTTTACTTGTGGGATGAACGACTTATTGTGGCTACTGCTCAGAACAGGGAAGTGGCTCGAGAGACTTTTAAGCTGGTAGCAGATATCATCCAGCAAGTGCCGTTTCTAAATGCAGAACTCGATTACGTTAGGTGGGCAAATGGCCAAGAGGAGATACGCCTTAAGAATGGCGCTCGATACAAGGTGGTTGCACCTAACGGAGGTTCGAGAGGATTATCTGCTGACCTTGTCATCATTGACGAACTTAGGGAGCATAAAGATGACGAGGCATATGCAGCGCTTGTTTATACAACTACGGCTCGCCCTAATCCCCAAACTTGGCTTACCAGTAACGCTGGGGATGCGAGTTCAGTTGTTCTTAATCGAGTGCGAGATAACGCTTATAAAGATGTTGCGAATGGCAAAGTAGCAAACACTCTTTGGATGGAGTGGAGCGCACCACCTAATTGTGCGATAGATGATCGTGTTGCTTGGCAGATGGCTAATCCAGCTCTTGGCCACACAATCTCAATAGATGTGTTGGAAGGCCGAATGGCTGACCGACCAAATGTAATTAGAACCGAAATGCTTTGCCAATGGGTTGATACCATTGAAAACGCATTCGATATGGAGAAATGGGCTGAAAGTTATGATTCTAATTTGGTTATCTCTGCTGGGCATCCTACTTGGCTTGCTCTTGATTTCAACTGGGAGCGAACCGAATGCGTCTTGGTCGGTGTCCAGCAGTTCCCTAATGGTGACCTTGGGTGCGGTCTTATTCAGCATTGGAAGTCTGATACTGCTATGGATGCTGTGCCTATTGCTGGTGAAGTAGCAAAGTGGGCTAAAGAGTTCTCTGTCCGTAACGTCTCGATGATGCGTGATGGTGCAGCGCATATTGCGCCACTACTTATGCAAAGTCGCATTCCAGTCTTTGTAGTTAACATGGCTATCTTTGCTCAAGGTTGCGATGAAACTGTTGGAGCGCTATCCGGTGGACGTTTGAAACATAAAGGGCAACAGATTCTTACGGATCATGTTGCAGCTTCGAGTCGCCAACCTTTGGGCGATTCATCTTGGAGAATTGGTAGAAGGGATGCTCAGTCTTCGGTTCAAGCTGCGGTGGCGCTAGTAATGGCAGTTCACCAGGCAAGTCCGAAGGCTGGTATTGCAACTGTGGTTTCAGTATGACAAATAGTGTGGGGAAGCACTATGATTTGTTCTGCATAACCCCTAAATGCGATAGGTAACCTTCCACCTATCGAAGAAACCCACCAGCCTCTCGGTGGGTTTCTTCATTTATACATTTTGTTTTGCAAATGCTCAACTTGTGTGAGACAATTAGACACTTATGGGACTATTTGACCAATTCCGCAAGCCTTCTATCAAGGCTGAACTAGCACCAAGCGTAAACAAGGCAGTTGCCTACTCGCCTTGGGGCATCATGGACAGTTATGCCGTCACTCGAGAGACTGCCGTCCAAGTCCCAGCCGTTGCCCGGGCAAGAAACGTAATCTGCAACACTCTGGGAACTATCCCACTTGAATTGTATGCAGCTGATGGTCGCCACCTTCGCAAGCATTCTTGGATGCAACAACCAGACTTGAGCACTCCATACTCAGTCACAATGGCTTACACGATTGACAGCCTTCTATTTTTTGGGCGCGCGTATTGGCAAACAACAAACACCTATGCCGAGGATAATCGCCCTAGCCGATTCCAATGGATAGATCCACGCAGAATCACATGGACAACTAATTCTTCCAACACAGCAATCGAGCAATACTTTGTTGACTTAAACCCTGTGCCTATGGCTGGCGTTGGAAGCCTAATTACATTCCAAGGCATGGATGATGGTGTGCTTGCTCGAGGCGGTAAAACTATTGCTACTGCCCACGCACTTGAAACCGCTGCCTACAATGTTAGCCAAGACCCAGTCCCAATGGGCATTCTTAAAAACAATGGCTTTGACCTTACCGAAGACCAAATTGTCTCCAGCTTGAATGCTTGGAAACAAGCCCGTAAAACTAAGTCAACTGCCTACCTAAACAACAACCTCGATTACCAAGTTGTGGCTTTCGACTCTAAGCAAATGCAGCTTGTCGAATCACGATCACATATGGCATCTGAAATTGCTCGAATGATGAACGTCCCAGCATATGTTGTGGGCGCTGACCAGCAAGCCAATATGACTTACTCAAACGCAGTTGATACACGCAAAGACCTTGTGCAAGCAACCTTGCGTGGCTTCATCGGTGCAGTTGAAGACCGCCTAAACATGGCAGATGTAACCGCAGCTGGAAGTTTCGTCCGGTTCGACTTGGACGACTTCTTGCGTGAAGATGCACGAACCCGAACAGACATCACAATCGCATTGCTAACCGCTGGCATCATTGACATAAATGAAGCCCGTGAAATGGAACAACTAGCGCCTCGTGGTGCTAACGATACGGAGAACGCATGAAAATCACAATGAATATGGACATCACCGCAGCTGATGTTCCACGCAGAATCATCTCTGGCCGAATCGTGCCATTCAATGAAATTGGAACGCCAAACATTGGGCGCACCATGTTCTTGGAAGACTCCATTCAAATACCGGATGTCTCAGCAATCAAACTTAACTTGCAACACGATCAGACTCGTCCGGTTGGTCGAGCAGTATCCATTGAATCTAAAGCTGATGGTATTTATGCAGATTTCAAAATCTCGCAAACTACTGCTGGCTCTGATGCTTTAGTTGAAGCAGCCGATGGACTTCGAGGTTCTTTCAGCATCGAGGCTATTGGCCAAGAATCTGAACAAATAGATGGCGTGACTGTTTTCAGTCGAGCCGAATTAGTGGGAGTTGCACTCGTCACTAACCCAGCATTTTCTAGCGCAGAGATTACAAAAGTCGCTGCGTCAGAAGCCGAAGAAACGCCCGTTTCTGAGGAGACAACCATCGAGGAGGAAACTGTGTCAGAAAACACAGCCCCAGTTGAAGCCGCAGAAACTGTTCAGGCTTCAGCACCAGCAGTAGGCGTTGCCTTTACTGCTCCTCGTTCCCCAGTCGTAGACGCAGGTTCTTACCTAGAACACAGCATCAAGGCACAAATGGGCGACGAGGATTCACGTCAGTATGTTCGTGCAGCTGACGATTCAACCACCACCAACACAGGTTTGACGCTTGCGCCACACTTGAACCAGTTCATCACAACTAACTTTGCAGGTCGTCCTTCGATTGACGCAATTAGCCGTGAAGCACTTCCAGCATCAGGTCTATCTTTCACCATTCCTAAATTGACCGCAGTTCCAACTGTTGCTGAAACAGCAGAAGCCGCTGCACCATCTGAAACAGGTATGACTTCAAACTACATCACTGTTGATGTTAAGAAGTACGCAGGTTTGAATGAAGTTTCTTACGAACTTATTGACCGCTCTAACCCAGCATTCTATGCTGAATTGGTTCGCCAAATGCAGTTCGCTTACGCTAAGGCAACCGATGCAGCAGTTCAGGCTTCACTTGTAGCAAACGGCACAGCATCAACTGGTGTTGCAGCAACCGCAGCTGGACTTCAATCATTCATCGCAACCGAATCAGCAGCTGCTTTCAAAGCAACTGGTGAATACGCAAGCAACCTAATTGCAAGCCCAGATGTTTGGGGTTCAATCATGGGCTTTGCAGATTCAAGTGGACGTCCACTTTACTTTGCTAATAACCCAGCAAATAACCCAGGCGCAGTTACAGGCAACTCTGTTGTTGGTAACGTATTGGACAAGGCTCTTTATGTTGATCCATTTGTTTCAGCATCAGGCTTTGTTGACGATTCTGCATTCCTTGTAGCACCAAACAGCGTTACATGGTATGAATCCCCTGCAACAACCTTGCAAGTTCAACTGCTTGCAACTGGTCAAGTTCAGTTGGCTCTTTACGGCTACGGTGCTATCGCAGTCAAAAAGGCTACCGGCATCCGTCGTCTAAATATCGCCTAGTTCCGCAAACTGGTGGGTGACTAGCGGATGGTCACCCACCTCCCAATCAAAGTAAGGAGTGCCAATGTCATATGTAACTGTCGCAGAATTGCGTGATGCACTTGGCATTGGCGCTCTCTACGATGATTCAGATATTCAATCTTGCATTGACGCAGCTGAGGATGTAATCCTCCCAATGTTGATGTCTCATCAACTTCCAGTTGTAGCGCAAAAGATAACTTCTAATGTGGCAACTGTTTACACCAATGTCCCAGTCACTTTTGTAGTTGGACAATCAGTAACTACTACCATGCCAGCACCTTTCAATGGCACAGTTACGATTACAGCAGTCACCGAGGATTCAATCTCTTGGGCTAAAACAAATGCTGACATAACTTTAAGAAATACTATTCCACATCACTTGATTGGCGTGGTCGAAAGTTACACAGGTGTGGAAGCAGTTCACCAAGCCATTCTCATGACTTCTGCTGATGTTTGGCAATCACGCACAGCCTCAAATGGGCAAGGCGTAGGCGTCGACTTCTCACCTGCACCTTTCCGTATGGGACACAGCCTTCTGACCCGTGTGAAGGGGCTTCTAGCGCCTTACATCGCCGTTCAGACAATGCTGGGATAGCGCATGAGTTTCGCATCCGTCCGCACATCACTAGCAACCGCCATAACAGACAACACCAAATGGCAAACCTTTGCTTACCCAGCTGATGCCCCAACCTCAAACTCGGTGATCATAACCCCGGGCTCACCTTGGGTTGAGCCTTTAACCATTGGCAAGAAATCGGTTCGAGTTAACTACCGAATCAAAGTGTGCGTTAACACAGCTGACAATCAAGGCGAATTAACCAAACTCGAGGACAACATCACACGCCTCATAGAACTTATGCCTTCATGGGCAGTATTGAAATCAGTATCCGCACCACAAGAACTTCAGGTAGGAACCGCTTACCTGACTGTCAGCGACATCGACGTAGAAGTCGCAGTATCTTTCTAAGAAAGGAAAGAATATGGCAACCACCATTCTAAACGGCGGAACGTTGACGCTGACAATCAACGCAATCGCTCGCTCAGAACAAATCACTAGCGCCACCATTGAAACCGAATTAAGCAGAAATACTTATAACTTAATCGGTGGAACTAAAGCATTCAAAGTTGTAGACAACAACACAACTCTGTCCATTGAAGCACTACAAGACTGGACTTCAGGAACAAGCGACTTCATGGATGCTCTTTGGACTGCTGCACAAACACCAGATACAAGCATTCCATATGTGCTAACCTGTAACTCGCAGACATTCACAGGAAGCATTCTTCCAATGTACCCTACTGTCGGCGGCGCTGGCTCAGGAGACGCATTATCTTGGAGCGTAACCTTCCAATGCACTGGCGTACCAACTAAAGCATAAGGACACTAAATGAAAATCCGCATCATTTACATAGACGGCACAAGTGTTGATACAGCAATTCGTATCAGCGACCGCTATGCATGGGAAAAGAAACACAATAAGTCAATATCTGAGTTTGAAAAGAACCCAGCTCTTGGTGACATTCTTTGGATGGCACACAGGGCATTAGGTCGAGATGAAGCAAACCTTGCTCCACTCGAAGTTTGGATCAACCAAGTTGATGACTTTGACATTGTGGACTCTGACCCAAAATCCTAAACGAGGGAAGTGTGGGGCGACTGGTAGCCGAGTTAGCAGTCGCCACACAAATCCCTCCCAGCATATGGCTGGAACAAGATGATGACATCATCTGGACTGTCATAGATATTTTGGAGAAACGAAACGATGGCTGATGACATTAAGATAAACGAAGCAGACCTTCGTTCTCTTAAACGTGCCATTTTTGCTATGGAAAAAGCCGCTAAAGATGACCTCAAAAGCGAAGTCTTAAAATTAGCACAAGACCTAGTTCCAGCATTTCAACGTTCAGCACAAACTTCAAGACAAATTGCTTTAAGACCGACGGTTAAAGCTGTAAAAGATGTTATGCCAGTTATCAAGTTTGGTGGCGCACAAAAGGCTAATGTTAAAGGTGGAGCAACCTTTACCCAATTACTTTGGGGCACAGAGTTTGGCGCTGAACGTGCAATCTTGAGAAACGGCGGTAGAGCCTTTCCTGCACGATCACCTCGAGAAGGTCGTGGCAATAGAGGGTACTGGATTTTTCCTACCGCTAAAAAACTTCAACCAACAATTACTCGTCGCTGGTATCAAAGTGTCGACAGCGTATTAGATAAGTGGGTGCAATAATGTTTGGTGGCGATATGCGTATTCTTAAATTGGGAATGCTGGCTGATACATCAAAGTTCACAAAAGGTTTAAATCAGGCTTCTAAAGATACTAATACTTTTGTTGGCAAGACAAGACAAGCAGCTGCAAAAATTGGTAAAGCGTTTGGTCTTGCCGGTATTGCTATTGCTGGCATGGCAGCGAAGTTGGCTATTGACGGCGTTAAAGCTGCGATGGCTGATGAGAAGGCTCAGGTCAAACTTGCTACTACTTTGAAGAATACGACTGGTGCAACTAAGGGTCAGATTAAGTCTGTTGAAAAGTACATTGACAAACTGCAACGGGCTTCTGGTGTGGCTGACGATAAGTTACGTCCAAGCCTTGCGCTATTAGTTACTGCAACTGGCAAAGTTGGCAAGGCTCAGAAACTTCAAGCCTTGGCTATGGATATTGCAGCTGGTACAGGTAAAGACCTTGAGACTGTTTCTTTGGCTTTGGCTAAAGCACATAACGGCAACCTTGGTTCTTTGACTCGCCTTGGTGTAAAGATTGACGCAACCACTTTGAAGAATAAAGACTTCAATGCAGCTGCTAAAGAATTGAATAAGACTTTCACGGGTCAATCTGCCGCTGCTGCTGAGACCGTGAGTGGCAAGTTTGCTCGATTCAAGATTGCTATTGACGAAGCCAAAGAATCTATTGGTAATGCTCTTATGCCACAGGTTGAAAAATTGGTTGACTATCTGAATAGCCCTAAAGGTCAAAGGGTAGTCACTGACTTTGCGGAAGCGTTTGCTGATGCAGTAAAGATGATGGCCAAATATCTTCCGGGTGTTGTTGAGCATATCTCCAAACTTGTCAGCAAAGTATCGAAGCAGGGTCTTATGGCTGGTCT